AGAAGAGGAGTTAGTTGAGTATGAAGAAGCAAAAGAAGAAGCTATACAAGAGTATGTACAAGAGCTTACCAACGAAGAAGCATCAGAAGTCCTAGAAGAAGTTAATGATATTGGTGTACAGAATTTAGAACAAGTATCGGAAGAGGTACAAGAAGTTGTACAAGCAGTAGTTGAAGAAGCCATTGATAATGTTGAAGAACTTACACAGGAACAAGTTGAAGTTGTTGCTGAGGTATTACAAGTTGAAACTGAGGATGTTGCTATTGTTGCAGAGGCAATTAAATCAGACGAAGTAGTAGCTGAAGCAGTAGAAGAATTTGTAGAGAGAGCTGTAGAGAACGCAGATGTAGAGAACTATACTCTTGCTGATGTTGTTACAGAGGTACAGTACGAAGCATTCTTAGAAAACCCTATAGAAACCTTTGTTGATTTAGATTTTACAGAGGTAACCATAACAAACATAGGTGATGACATGACACAGGACCAAAAAGAAAAAGCACAAGAGGTGGTAGTTCCAGTTATTTTGACTAGAATAGTTAGCATGGCAGCTTTTGTATTGAGGAGAAGTTTATGATTAAAAAGATTTGGTCATGGTTTATAGAAATAATTAAAGAAACATTAAACCTTAGTTGGACTTTGGTTGGTTTAGTTATTGCTACGCTTACATTAACTGGTTCAGCACAACAAGTGACAGGACTAGCTACTCTAATTACATTAGCTATATGGTTATTAACCATAGGATTTAGAAAAGATAAAGACAATAGTAAAGGTAAGGTCAGTAGATGATTTGTGGGTTATGTCCTGGAAGTTGTTCTACTTGTCCAATAGGTGGATTAAATGAAATTACAAGTAGTTAGAACACAATTCGGAACAGATGCAACTAATGGAATATTGTTAGTTGATGGTCTGTTTGAGTGTTATACATTAGAAGACCAGTATCAAGCAGTAAAAGTTATGCACGAAACCTGCATACCAGAGGGTACATACAATATAAAGTTTAGAAGAACAGGTGGATTTCACACTAAGTATTCAGAGAGATATGGTAACTCACATAAAGGTATGTTGCACTTACAAGATGTACCTAACTTTACTTACATACTTATACATGCAGGTAATACAGATGAACATACATCAGGTTGTTTAATTGTAGGGGAAACACAACAAGACTTAGACCTTAGTGATGATGGATTTATAGGACATTCAGGCAAGGCGTATCTAAAACTGTACAACAAGGTGGCAAAAGCATTACTAAATCTTGATGATGTAACAATAGAGTACACAACTATAACTAAATTACTACAGAAACCTTTATCGAATGCCTCTACTGATGATGTTGTATTAGCTAGAACAGTTATGGATAAATTGCAAGAACTAAATGAGGATATTTCTGAGGTAAATGGAAATGTAATTAAGAATCAAGCTATGCTGAGAGGGAGATTGATACAATAATGTTAGAAAGATTTAAAAGAAAAAGAAATTCTGATGGTACATTCAAAAAGGATGTGGCGTGGACACCATGGAACGAAGCATGGAGTTATAGAATGAGTGAAGAACTTAAAGATATGCTTGAAAGAACCAGTTGGACCTTCATTGAAGCGTTCATAGGAGCATTAACAGTTGCTCCTCTTGTTGGTGTAGATGCTGAAGTAGTTCAGTTAGCTGCATTAGCAGGTGGTGGTGCTGCATTAGCAGTCATCAAGACATACGCTAAAAAACAAATATCCAAATAGGATAATACAACAGGGCAAAGGAGGTTAGTATGCCTAACATACCTGAAGAGTGGGGTAATAACTTCTACAAGTCTGGGTGGAAACCAGGCGTAGATGTTAATGACCAAACAGGTCAAGGTGAAATCACACATGTTGGAACAGACCCAAACTACACAAATAAGTTTGACCAGATTCTGCGTGAGTGGGGTTATGACCCAGAACATTATGAGATAGAGGGTACAGTAAGGTCTAGCTCATGGAATGTACAATTAAAAGGTGGCAGAAGTGAAACCTTTTTTGCATTTAAAGGACTTGTTAAAAAGAAAAGTCCAACACATGATAGATACTTTAATGAGTTATTTAAAAGAGCATCTAAAAAACCACCAGTTATATCTAAATATAAACAGGGTGACACAGCATTTATGTTCTTTATGTCTGACTGGCAGCTTGGTAAAAAAGATTATGGTGTAGAGAACACTGTCAATAGATACGACAGAGCTTTACAAGATGCAGTAAATAGAATTAAAGACTTGCGTAAGTTAGGTCATAAGATAGATGAGATATATATGGTAGGACTTGGTGACCTTACAGAAAACTGTACGCCACACTTCTACGAATCACAACCACACAATGTAGAGCTTACATTAATAGAACAGTACGCATTAGCAAGAGCTTTGATTATGAAAACTATAGATACATTCTTGCCACATGCACCTAAGTTAATCTTGGCAGGTGTGCCAGGAAATCATGGTGAGATGTCAAGGACCAGTAAAGGTCAGGTATCTACAAACAGATTAGATAACTCAGACACTATGCACTTGCAGATATGTGAAGAGATTATGAAAGCTAATCCAGATAGATATGGCAGGGTAGAAGTAAATGTTCCTTCTGGTTTTCATCAGACTCTAGTCATAAAGGGTAAGACAGTTGCCTTTACACATGGACACATGACAGGTGGTGGAGGTAATCCAGAAGCTAAGATAGAAAAATGGTGGAAGGGTCAAATGTATGGGTGGTTACCAGTGGGTGACGCTGAGATATTAGTGACTGCTCACTACCATCATTTAAGAATGAAACAACAAGGAGATAGAACTTGGTTTCAAGCACCATCAATAGACAAGAGTATAGATTTTACAGAGAGAACTGGGTTGTGGTCACACCCTGGAGTCTTGACTTTTACAATTAGTAATAAGGGTTGGGATAACTACTGCCCACTATAAAGGTAACTCTTTATACGCCTTAGCGTTGCCCATAAAATCTTTTTCTGGATAGTACTGTAATGGTATTCTTGGGTCAGTCCAGTAATCATATAGTTTATTGTGGTCCATCCACACTGGGTCAGCATCTATACTTTTGAAATACATTATGCCTACCTTGACTTCTTTAAATCTTGAACCTTTAAATGCCATCTCTTGTATCTTGTAATAGTCTTCTGCTTTTAGTTTGTTAGTTCCTTTAACTTCTATAAAGTATATGTAACCTTTACGAACCAGGATATAATCTGGCAGCAGTAATATCTTTGTTGCGTACCAAAACAAATCCAATTTATTTTCTTTAGGGTCAGTTCCTATGCGTAAATAATCTATGTACTCTATACATTCGTTAGCTTCTAAATGTTTTTGCATAGCTAAATCACCCATGTCTTCACCACTGTTCCTTGATTCGTATGAATCTTTGTATGTATTACTCATACACAATCCTCAAACATATAAGCTATACAACCAACACATAATCCATCATGTGTAAGCGTTGTTTGTGGTGGTTCACCACATTCTTTACACTTCATCTCTTTAAAAGGGTATGACATCTTGTTTACCTCCTTGGTCTGCTTTCTTAACAAGTGCGTCACATGTTCTAAACTCCCACTTGTATATATTATTTTCATCTACTTGTTTGTATCTTGCACCACAGTACATGTTGCCCTCCATATCTGTATAAAATATGGTGTTGCTTAAACATATACTAGGTGCTTTATGTTTTATGTCTGGCTCTGGTGGTATATCAAAGTTGTAATCTGGATAGCGTTCTTTTAATTTAGCTTTAAGTTTATCCACATTAATTGATATACCTCCATCTTCTAAAGCCATTCTTTAGGACAATCAGTATCTCCCCATGCAGTCCAACCACAACCATTGTTACCTTGGTATGTGCTGCAACTCCATGATGGTATCTTAGCAAAGCGTTCATCACTTGCTTTCTTTTCCCTGTTGTCTTCTATCCATTCTGAACTATTACATTCAGGACATGCTCTTACTACTGATGCAGTGACTTCACCAAATACTTCTTCAACAATTTCTTTGTCTGTTGTCTGTTCAATCTCATTG